TAAAACAACTTGAGTTAAGTCACTGTCGTCGGCGCGACGGATTACAACATCAAATGTTCCCATCTTAATGTTATTATTTGGAGCAACCTTGATATTGTCAATTGCAATTTTGATGTTATTCTGTAACCACTCGCCATAGCCGTTGATGCCAACAAACTTGAAAAGCTTTTTCTGATTTTTATATTCAAAGGCACTAGTCGCTGCGTTAAAGTTTTGTGCAAAGAACCAGCCAGTGTGAGCATCACGATAACCCGTGTCGCGCTCATGGTTACCGTACACATTGGTAGAACCAGAAACCAGAGCGAGAATAACTCCGAATCTTTCAGCAGCTGTATCAAGTTCTTGCTCCTTGAGATATCTTTCAAAAGTCTCGCCAAGCCAATAGTTTTTAGTATTTCCAGCATGCTCGATATTGGACCGGTGCGACCCATTACAAAGTTGTGGATTTGTATTAAACACTCTACGGATAAAATTAGGACTAGAAGAATTCAAACTAAATGTAACATTCTCGATCTCAGCACTACTGGAGTCTAAGATTCTAACTTTAAACTGGCCAGAAGAATCAGATTTAACGACTACTGCGGTACCTTCGACGGGTTGACCGGGTAGGGCGTCTCGCGTCCGGACGCATGTACCAGAAAGAACAGGCACACCATGGTCCATGTACCAAACAGCGGCCAGAGAGCCGGCATTAGTAATACCGCCGGCGTTGGCGTGTTCATCACCTACAGTACCGGATGCAAAGACAAACAGTCCGTATGGGCCACCATTTGTGCCAATTGAAGATGTTGGTACCTTGGCGGTTGTATAACCAGCGCGGCCTTCGTTAACACCAGAAGCATCAACTGCTTGTGGGTGTTGGGTACCCATCAGTCGGATAAAGGTCACAGGGCCTACGCCGGCAGCTAAATAAGCTTGTGCAGCATAAGCGGCGTATGTTGGAGAAGAAAAGTTGCCCTGACGCCAAACATCATCAACACCACTTCTTCCAGAAACAGGTTCTCCGAAAACATCCACGAATTCAGAAAATGAATTCACTGTAACTGGGATCAGACCGGGGCCTTGTCTAGAGCGGCCAATAATCACAGGTCCAACATTTGTTGGCTCTGCCGGGATTCGAGACTGATCAATCTCATTCAGGAAGATTCCGGGTGATACAAATCTAAACTTTCTAGCGTCTTGAACGGGCATATGCTAATTCTCCTTGATGTAGCAATCTTATAATGCTGCTTTTCACATTATAAATAGTATTAGTGGCGAGCAAAAACCTTTTACTCTCTATAAAATCCTTTACCTTCATCTAGCTCGTCAAAATTATCATTGATGTCACCTACAATAACTCGTTCTCTAGGTATCTTAACGTCCACATAGTTTTCGACAGAGGTTATTTTTGGTCGGGCATCATTCGATCCTTCGCCCATAAGATATCCAAGAATTCTAAGTTGAATGTCGGTTACATAAGTTCTTTCGTCTTCTCCGAGATCAGCCACATTATTAGACTGTCCAAAGTCACCTTCAATAAATCCCTCGTACCTGTGGCCTTCGTGGGTTATAAAGAAAGTATTCATCTGGCCGGTCTTGGTAAAGAATGGTTGAATAAGATCATTCATTTGTTGCAGGTATGCTGTTCTCATCTTGATAGAGTACATCACCTTGACCCAGATTGGTATTGGTTTATAAATAGTATTGTATACAACCCTGCTCTTATCTGCTTTTGATGTTGGGAAGTTTAATTGGCCATGGCCAACATTATTGTTGACACCTGTTTTTCTGGCTGAGAAAGCATTTTGAAACTTTGAAGTTTTTCCATGGTTAATAGTTCTAGCAGCAGGCACATTAATTCTTCTGGTTCGATGAAAGTTTCTTCCTGTGTCAGGCGTGTGAGCTTGCCATGTTCCTCTAAAGCTTGGATCTTTTACTGCTGATGTTCTTTCTATTGTAAGAATGGGTAGTTTTAGAGATCCATTTACGTCTCTAAGATCTTGGTTGTTTTTAATTTGAAAAGCTCTCTCAGACGACACCCAAACAATAGGAACCTTTATTCTGCCTTTATTTGTGGTTGTGTATAAGTCAAGATCTTCATTTAAAAACGAGAATAATGCTTGATCAATATTCTCAAGCGTTGATGGCATAAATGTAATTTCTGATAGGGCGCCCTCAATGTTTTTTATTTCTGTGAATGAGTAGTCGGGTTTTTTAGCTGGCATCGAATAAGTCCTCCCGTGCTCGAATACATTTAGCAGAAATCTCCAAAAGGTGATCCACTTGACCATAAAGCGGTCTTGGCTCTGACAAGCTAACTATCTCGTAAAAAAACTTTCCATAACATACAAAGTCGCCTTCTCTCACAAAAAGGTCTTGATCTTCGGTCAGGCGACGTTTGTGGAAGTGAACTGTGATGTTAGTTTCTTTGTCAAGTCCGATACTGTTTTCAAACTTTGTGTTTATGCCCTCGAACTCTACAAGAACGTGAACTCGAATTGGTGGCAAAAAGTTTTTACGAATCGCTTCGCCATAAAGTGAGTGAAAGTTTGTTGTATTAACATCAATAGGGTAATAAGCCACTGTCTGCCCTATGACTCGTTCAATTAATTCATCATTAACTTGTTTGACAAGATCTCGTTCTTTCTTGCCTGCAAACAAGGGCGGGGGAGGTGCATCTGGTTGTGTCCATTTATTTTCATTTGACATTTACTTACCCCTGATAAATCATTAATGGTATACCGCCGTTTACTTTGTCTATAGCCTCAATCTTTTCGGCGTCTTGCTGTGCGAGGGCATTGTATGTCATTTCATCCAGAATAGTCTTTAACTCTTCTTTAAGATAATCTTGTTCTTCTTTTGCTTGTGAAAGTAGGTCTGCCGAGTTAAGGGTTACATTATCGCCGGGGATTGGGATACTACCTCCAAACTTGCCGCGAATCTGACCTAGCATCTCTTTACAGAGCGCGAGGGCGTAACGACGGATCCAATGCTTGCCGATGGCGTTAATGTTCTTGTAGGGTATGTTATCGAACGGTAGAGTGTTCATGTTGTTGATGCCGTCTTTTCCAGTCTTCCTATCTGCCTCCTCAGTCCATGGCTGCTGATCAACGGTAAACTGAACCCACATGAATGGTACAAATGCCTCGGGAATTGGGTAGATTCTTAAATTATTATTATAAAGCTCATACGAGTAATGAGACAATCTAGTAAAGAGATGGTCTTCATATGCCATGGCTTGCATCTTATTCTGCCACACTGGGATTATTTCAAATGTCGTATCGTCTGCGTATTGTCCATAATAATTCAAGTTACCAACGACATTTAACCCGCCATAGTATCCGTAAAAGCGCCACATAGCCCCCGGAGTCTTATAAAACACTTTGTGAATCTTAACTTTTCTATTGCCAACCAAGCCTGCATAGGGGACGGCAGCATTTGAAGCTTCATCTAAATTATTAGCAGAGGATGCAGAAATAATTGATTGAAGATCATAGTCCTGCTGCCCCACATTCAACGTGAAAGATGCAGAATAAAATGTATTTGTGCCCCCAACACCAGCTTCTTCAGAAAAGCCCTCACCAACTTTGCGGGCATACTCCACTCTAAAGCTTGGAAAGGATAGGTTAACAGCAGAACCTGATGCATCACCGCCAGTCATTTGACCGTCATGATCAAAAGATGCAGTGGCAAAGCCTAATAAGCTACCCAGAACATTTTTTGCTTGATGCTTATTAATGTGATAAGTATATTCTAGGACTGCTTCTTCGTAAGCAGCATACACATTCCCTACTGTTAATTCAATGTCAAGAACATCACCGCCAAGCTTTTTAAATGTGTAAGCAACCTGATCTGATGCACCAGTGATAAAGTTGGAATCAAACAAATCACCGTCTGTTGTATACATACCAAAAGGATAATGCACTGCTCTCGCGGCTGAATCAGCGAGAACCTGTCCACGAGAAGTCAGGGCAACTGTTCCAGTAACAGGCAGAATAACCTTACTTGTCGTACTAGCTGGTGTTAAGGTTGGCTTAGACATACGTTAATCTCCTATACATTATAAATAGTTTGCACAAAACAAAACCCCTCGGACTACTGCCGAAGGGTTCTTTTAAAACTATAATTTATGAAATCACTCTTTAGGTGCAGCTTTTTTTCGAGTAGTTCTTTTTCTAGTGGTTGTTTTTCTGGGCCTACGAGCTTTTGGTTTTACAACAGGTTCTGGCTCCGGTGTGGCCTCAAGGATTGGGGCTGCTTCTAGGACTGGCTCTGGGGCCGCTACTTCCTCAACTGCTGGCTCTGGGGCCACTACTTCCTCAACCACTGGCTCTGGAGCAACAACCTCTTCAACTACTGGTGCTGGCGGGGCGACCTCTTCGACAACTGGTGCTGGAGTGGGAGCCTCAACCTCCTCCCTCTTTTTTGCTTGTGCAATTGCGAAAGGATGCGATGCAAACTTTCTACCAAACTTTTGAGGGTACCTTCTCATTCTTGCTTTTTTGCCCATGGGACTTCTCCTTTTTTCTACAGTAAATAGTTTATAAAAAACAAAAACCCCCGACCGATTGGAGGGGGGCTTTGTGAGATTACTAAGTTATTCTGCTAGTTCAGACTTAGCTGAATGCTGGTGCGGCAGAGGCAAGAACGAGTCCGTTGACATACCAGTGTGATCCATCAGAGACACACTCGACATAGGATCCACGACGGATGTCATCCGAAAGGACAAGCGAATCGTCATTTGAGAAGTCTGCGTCTGCTTGAACGAGACTACCACTAGTAGTGGTTGTTCCGAGTGCATAGGCAACAGAACCTCTGAAAAGCTCTGTGGTTGCTGCTGTGTTAATGGTCAGGGCATAGTTCTCATCCACATCAACAGCGAAAAGAATTTTAAAGTACGCGCCGTTTTGAGCGGCGGGGAGCGTTATGGTTCTAGCTCCTGATGCAAAATCTCCGGTGACGAGATAAGTCTCGCCGGTTTCAGCGGATGCAATTGTTTTAGTTAGTCCGCTTCCGGACAAAGCTTCAACTCTCATTCTTGAGCTATTAAAAGCTGCTCTTGCTACTTTAGACATATTAATAATCTCCTATTATACAAATGGCTAATCGCCTTGTCTTCAGTTATAAATAGTATGGTCACTTTTCAAAAGGTTCTCTAAACATAAAAAAACCCTGCCTTTTTCAAGGCAGGGTTCATACTCTCTTAGAGTGTTAGGCTACTAAGCGCCCGACTCTCCGAGAAGTCCGCGACAAATGACCAGACCATACATATCAGGGCGCACCATCTTCTTGGCGTACCGAGTCATCACGCCCTTGCGGGGCACGAAGTCCTCGACACCGAAGATAGTCGGCGTGACTTGCAGGGGCACATACGGAGCGTAAACATAGCCCGACTCAAGGAAGCTACCACCCTTGCGGCCAACGAGGACCACATTACGCGGGAAGTAAGGATCGACGTACACGTCGAACTTCTTCGAAACAGAACCAACGTTCACAGCACCTGCGGTGCCACGATCAGCGTCAGCGGTAACGCTTGCGCGGAAACCAGCAGTGAACTCAAGGATGTTTGCAACTTCAGGTGAGGTCACCAAGAAGTTAGCACCACCGCGAAGAGTCTTCACATGGATACGAGCAGACACATCATTGATGGTCTCAATCAAAGTCTCATACCACTCGGAAACCGTACCAGTGAAGTCAGGAGCAGCCGAAGTTGCACCAAGCTCTGCACCAGTCTCACGATTCACGAAGAGACCCGGAGAACGCGACCAGTAGTAAGTACCAGCAGTTGCACCTTTGATCAGGTCGTTCACGATCTCACGATCGATCTCAAGAGCAATCTGCTCCGACAGGATCGAGGTCAACTCAACCTCAGCGTCGAGGTTGTGGTATGCGTTCAAGTCCTGACCGAGTTCTGGCGACCACTTGGCCTTCAGTTTCTTGGTCATCGCTGTCACAGCAACACTGTCCACCTTGATGTCGATCTCAGGGATGACATCTCTGCTAGAACCATCAAAGGTACCAGCAGCGTTGGATGCACCTTCAAGACCCCATGGGGTAGAACCGACGACGGAACCGGGTGTTGCACCACCGTTGTCAAATTGATCAACAAGCGGGAACTTGAGCAGCGGGCTTGAAGCGGCAATCTCGATGGTTGTGCCCGTAGGAGCAGTCACATAGAACGAGATGTGGTCGGCTTTAGTGTTAGCGACGATAAGACCGTCAGTTCCACGATAACCACGCTCAGTCAGACGACGAACGACGGTAGCACCACCGAGGGCGTCAGGTGCAGCGCCGTTGAAGATCTCACATGCGCCGAGCATTTCAAGGTTGATATCTGCCATTTGAGCAGCTGTAAGCTTGGCAACAAGAACACCAACGAGATTGGTTGAAGTTCCAGCAAGGATGTCTGGGTCGAAGCGGATAGACTTCTTTTGCGCTTCGGACAGAGCCGAAACAGCAACACCTGCACTAGTCAGAGCAGTATCGGTACCGTTCAACGCATCAGTAATCTCTGTGGCCGAAATAGCAGCAGCGGTTACATCGGTAGCCTCGGTAATCGCAAGCGAGCCAGTTGGGTGCGAGAATGCGTTAGCGTAGTTATAGAAACCACCGCCTTCTTCAGTCACATCTGTGACACCCGTTTGGATGCCCTTGGCCACAACAGCACCACCATAGACGGAATCACCTTCGTCAACACCAAGACGGCTTGCGCCGGCGTCGGGAGTCGAGTAGGTAAAGTCGAGGAAGAAAATGAGACCACTTGGGAGACTCATTGGCTGAACGCTGACAAGATCGTTGGCCAAAAGACCACCGAACACGCGGCGAACGAGCGGGAATGCGACGGAAGCAAAACCTTCCACATCGCCACCAGCCATAGAAGAAGCCTCTTTCAGAAGCTGCTTGGCTTGGTTTTCAAGGAGCCGAGCCATACCGTTCTTCGTGGTATCATTATCCAGACCTTCGAGAAGACCAGTTTTTTCCCACTTAGAGATAAGGGCGGCGCCTTCCTGACGGAGATCGCGATTCACGATTCCTTCAGTTAATTTATTTAATACTGACATTTTAATCACCTCCTTTTAATTAATTTAATTGGATTATTCTGTCATTTAAGTCCTGCCAATCTTTGGAATCGATCCTTCGCAATGGTTTCCCCTTGCGCTCTTTCTTTTCTTCGTCTTGGCAATGTCGATGAAGGTCTACTGATTGCTT